GTCACATTGTTGGGCTTGGGTTTATGGCCGGTGTGAGTGCCGGCTAGGTGGATTGAGGAACCCAACCTCCACCGAACTCAACCTCTAGACTGACGAGCCAGTCTGGAGGCACGCGGAGGACCCTTGGTAGGGGTCTTTCCGCACGACGGGGGCGTCAGTGCACAAGAGTAAGTGCTACCCGGCTGACGTTAGGCACGAGTATTTCATCTTGGAGTGTGAGTTACGTGGTGTGTTAATGATATTAATGTGATGCGGTGAGAACGATAACTTTATAAAGCTGTGGTGAGTATGGGGATGGCCCATATTCGACTCCGTAGGTTGCATAACTGTAGTGCACCACGGTTCCCTGTGAAGTTGTCGGGCATTAGCTGTGTTCCCTCTTAATATCCTCTAGACACATCATTGAATATTCCACTCTGACTTGAGAGAATGTATAGAATGGTGCAACTACTAGGGTAGATTGTGGTCCGTCGGGACCTAAAACACGTAAACCTCAAACCCAATGAACAGTACAACCATGATTAAGAACCAAGACCACCGTGAGGCAGTTGCCAAACGGATAGCGAAGAAGATAAGGAAGTACCGAGACCAAGGAACCGCTTGGAGTATCGTTATGGCGCAATTGTTAGACTATGGTGGCCAGGCCATGGATAGTGTGTACGTTATGGATTTGACGTATCGCCAAGTTGTGTTGAAACAACAAGAATACATGCTGGATTGCGATGTATCACAATTTGGATCGATGTCGCGCATGGTTAGACCAGCGTATGACATCATGACCTTCAGAGCCTACTCTACTGAAGGTCAGCGCAGAGATTATAATCGTGATAAGAAGACGATTAAAAATTTGCGCAGAGAAGGAGGTGAATCGTATGTGCGTGAGCAGCGATACACCAGCAAGACTGATCTCTCAGAAGTGAACGCTGTTGCTGTGGCGTGTCGCACTATGAGACGGTTAGTGGAATCCTTTTCTAGCGTCGACTTGGACAGCTGGACCAAGATCGCAACGCGTTTACAAAAATTAGACAGCGTGCAATGCATCATCTCGGATTTTCCATTGAGAGGGGCAGGCGGTCGGGATCGATCCTCACATTGTCTGTTCAAAGCATTCGCAGAATTTGAGAAGATGCTCTCTGATGCTGATAGGGATTTTCCCGCCCTATTAGTACCAAGGCATCATGACATTAATGAGTCTTTGAGCTCATATGTCAAGTCGAACCCCGATGAAGTCGTAAGATTCAGAGGGAGGGAGGCCAAACTCTCTCAAAAATTCTCGGAGCAAGAATGGAGAAGATGTTTTGTTGATGGCATTGCTAGCGAGGATGTGATTGCAGTTTATTCACATCTCCATCACTTCGACATATCGATGAAGGCTGGCAGTATGGCTCATACCTTTATGGGCAACTCGTCAGTCCCAAGTGCGTCAGATGACCCGATGGGTGGTAAAACCAAACCAAGGCTATTCCTTAATCACGTTCCAAACGGAAGGTATGGTCATTGGGAGGTGAACAAGAGGCTGACTTGGGCATCGATCAATCGTCGAGCTGAGAGAATTAGACAGTGGGAAGATAGCAGGGCAGAGGTACAGTCGGCCGCATCTTCACCACAAGTCGCCATCACAGAGGCGGCGCCAGTCCAAATACCATATGAACCTATGACAGCGGTTGTGGTACAGAGGGCTGGGGAAGATAAGGATCTTCCGGAGGCTGTGGTTGAGCACCATCTGGTCGGAGCAGAGCCGTCTGCACCAAAAGAGGATGGTCCTCATGTTCCAGGAAATCCTCTGGAACCACCAGGAGTTAATGTTATTCAAGCACCTAATCCTTTGGAACCACCGAAGAAGGAGGGCTTGAAACAACTCTATCCAGAGTACTGCGAAAAGCAGTACCCTAGGGTGTATCACCATGTTTTCAAAGGTGATAACATCCTCCCAATGTGGAGACTGACTTTGATTAGTGTGTTGGTCATGGCATTGGAACTCTATGTCTGTTGGATGACATGGGGTTGGGCTGAATGTTTCTTCTTTGCCTTTAGAGTAGTAGCCACTTATGTGAACGCTTACTTAGCAAGAAGATCCCACGACACCTTTGAGTACAACCTAGCAGTTGCGGGCTACTATGCTCTGCAGATGGTCACCCTAGTTAGGGCCGTGACCACAGATTTGAACTTATCATCGATGAGTGCAATCTGGTCTGTAGTGTGCGCTGTCAATGCGAGGTTTGTATTTCATAAGGAGGTCAAGATTGTCTTGGATCAACCTAGACTATTCAGATCAAAACCTAATAAGTTGTGCACCAAGGACGATGCTGAACACTCAACAATTGTGACTGCGACTATGATCATAGCACATAAGTTTTGGTATGGGATGCCTGATTGGTTGGCTACTGTTGGAGGGATGTTTCCAGGTAACTACCATAAGGTTCAAGATTTCATACCTGTTGAGGTTCTAGATGCATCGTTGCATCCAAGGCACAACGCTGGGTTTATCGATAGGGAAACCTCTTTCGACAGAATAGGCAGGTTGTTTAGAACCCAAGACTCATTCCACACTAATTTCGTCGGACAATTCTCAGTCGACCACACTGTGCGGGTATCAATGATGATTCATGAGATGCGCAGGAATAGACATGAGGATTTTCAGACTCACCTAACATAAAATCGTTTGTTAGGTATTATCTCTTCGGATATCGCGTTCAGGAGCTTCACATGCCATTGATATCTACTGTGAAGTCGTCACTCAAAATCAAGCGCCGAAGAGATATACATGATCGGAGACCAGTCAGCGAGTCTCTAGGTTGTCATGTTAAAGGTATCGCACCCACCCATCCCGACCACGACTCTAGTTATGATTATGCAGCTGGAATATTTAAAAGATTCGGTAGGATGACACCACACCGTGAACAGGACATTTATCAAAAGTTAATGGAATTCACAAATGAGATGTTAGATAAATGGGAGCTTAAATACGGCCTCAAGCGATTGGACAGTATTAAAGAGGTTCACAAGTGGATTGAAGGTTTAAATCATGGATCGCAACGTAAGAAGCAGATGCATGATGCGGCTGAAGAGATATATGATAAGAAGAAGCATACTGGAGTCAATATGTTCATTAAGGATGAAATGTACCAGGATCAATACAAGTACCCTAGACTCATCAACTCGCGTGATGATGTTTATAAGTGTCAAGTTGGTCCTGGGTTTTCAGCGATAGAAAAAGCAGTGTTTTCACTTCCGATGTTCATTAAGAAAATTCCGTGCGTTGAGCGTGCTGATTATATCATGAATTATCTCTACAAACCAGGTTATTATTATTTTTCAACTGATTATGAGGCTTACGAGACCCATTTCTCAAGATTGATGATGATAGCCGTGGAGTTTCAGCTCTACAAGAGACTAATACCCAATGATGCAGAAGGAACAAAATTCCTAGATGACCTTGAGGTGCTTCTTAGCACAAACCACTGCTCCAACAAATTGTTGGATGCTTGGATTCAGGCAACTAGGATGTCCGGAGAGAACTGCACGTCATTAGGAAATGGTTTCTCAAACTGGATATTCACTAAATTCGCATGTAGAATGAGCGGAGCGTCAAGCAAAGCTGTAGTCGAAGGCGATGATGGTGTAGTGAGGGTAAACAAGAGGATTGATCCTGCAATATTTAGAACTTTAGGACTTATAGTTAAATATAAGGAAGAAAGTGAGCTATCGGAATCATCCTTTTGTGGTTTGATCAGCGATGACATCTCGAGACAAGATGTATCTGATCCTATTAAAATCTTGGCCAAATTCGGATGGTCGAACAGGAAATATGTTGACTGCAGTGTAGACACCAAATATTCATTAGCAGTGGCGAAGGCTTTGTCGTACTTGTACCAGTACCCTCATTTGCCGATCGTCAGACCATTCTGTAATTACATACTAAGAACAACGCCCCAGAGAAAAATGTATAAGGTTATGAAATACATAAACTCTTTGAGTTTATATGAACGGGAGATATACATTCAAGCGTTGGATTGGTTTAACCAAGATAAAGTCCC